TGCGGCCCGCCACCAGCTGCACCTGCATCTGCCACTCGGTGAGGCCCCCACGCATGTCGAGGTGGTAGTTCACGGTGGAACGGGTGAGCACAGCCACAGGCGGGTTGACCTGTTCGGGCACGAGCTGGGCAACCCGCAGGCCCGGAATGGTGCCGAGGTTCTTGGCCAGCCCAGCCCGCAGGTCCGACAACTTCCCGGCCATCAGCCCACCATCGGCCGGGTGTACGGGGCCAACATGCGCTGCACGTCAGGGTCAACGGCCCGCAACATGATGGCGCCCATGTCCGAGAACCCACCAACAACGCCGAGCAGGCTGTCGGCCCGCTTGTAGAGGCGTCCGGCCAGGATGGCGGTGGCGGAGCGCACCGGCTCAGGGACGGCTGGCCAGCCCCAACGGGCCGTGACCTGCACCGTGGGCCGGATGTCGATGGGCCAGTAGGTGTCGTACGCCACGAGCCGGGTGATGGGCTTGCCCAGCGCTAGGGCGTTGACCGGGTCGGTGGAGTAGTCGGTGACGGTGCGCTCGAACGTGCCGTCAAGGTTGTCGTCAATGCGCACGACCAGCCCGGTGGCCGAGCCGATGTCGTCGGGTCGGACGATCAGCGACGAGTCGGGGCGGTAGATGCGGGCGGTGGCGGTGTCAGCCAGGTCGAAGGTGCGCCGGCAGATGTCGTCCACGGTGCGGCTGGCAGCGTCAATGTGGGCGCTAAGCAGCTCGTCGTCGACGTAGTCGGTGATGCGCAGCATCGCCTTGAGTTCACCGATTTCGACGTACTGCACGCTCACACCTGCCCTTGGCCCGGCGTGGCGTCACCAGTGGGGTCAATGCTAGCCCCCGCAAGCGACGTGACCCTGACCCCTTGCCCAGCGTCGTCAAACAGGGTTGGGGCCACCTTGTCGGTCTGTTGCTCAGCCCACGCCACCCGCCCGTTGATAATCGGCAGGTAGTCGTCGGTCATCTCAATGCCGATGGCGTCGAAGCCCTCAAGGGTGGCGGCGACGAGAGTGGTGCCAGACCCGGCGAACGGGTCTAGGACGGTGCCGCCGGGCGGGGTGACGAGGCGCACGAGCCAGCGCATGAGGGCGACGGGCTTGACCGTCGGATGGTGGTTCTGCCGTAACCGGTCTCGCCCGCCGTCCATGTTCTGCATCCCCTGATAGGGAAGGCCGCGTTCCTTCTCCGGCAGCCCGTCCAGTCCGGCGTTGCGTTCCCGCTTTGACGGCTTGGCGACATACCGGAACGGGGCCACGTCTGCGATGGGGTCCCACTCGGTGACGGTGAAGAAACGGGACGCCCCGCCGGTGTCACCGTAGGGCACGCTGTAGTCGCCGTCGTAGCCGTCAGCGAACCCGCTGCTGCCCTTCTTGCCAGCCGCACCGCTCTTGCTAACCCCGCTCTGCCCGTCCAGTTCCGCCACGGGGCAACCGTCGGCGCACGCCTCGGCACAGTCGGCGGCGTGGGTGAACACGAGGTTGGCGGGCCAGCGGCCAGCGTTAAGCGGCACGATGTCGCAAGCACCGTTGAGCCCGTCGCCGTAGACGCCATTGGACTTGCCTTTGGGCGGGTTCCCCTTAGTGGTCCCGCCGTCACTCCCCACCCGGCACCCGTCAATGTTCAGCGCCCCCGTGCCATGCGCCAACACGTTGCCCGCCACCGTGCCGACCAGCGGTTTGCGGGCGACGACGATGGGTTCGTGGGCGGGCTTCAGCGCCGTCCCCCACCCGGACCAGGCGGCCGCCTCGGGGGTGGCGGCCTCCTTCACTTGTGGCGCCCACCCGTCGGCACCGAACCCGGACTCGGCGATGGCGGTGGAAGCTCGGGCACGGCGCTGCGGTTCCTCCCGGGGCCGTTCAGCGCCGGCGGCCTTGTCGATGGACTTGGACACGTCGAGCGACTTCGGGAACCCGGACCCGTAGACCCAGTGGAGGCTGTCGCGGATCTCAAACCCGGCGTCCTCGATAGCGCACGCCATCCGGTGGTAGGTGCGGGTCCCACCGAACGCGAGCAGGTGACCGCCAGGTTTCAGCACCCGCAAACACTCGGCCCACACCTCAGGCTGCCCGGCGATGCCGTCGGCGGCGTCCCAGCCCTTGCCCATGAACCCGATGAGGTACGGCGGGTCCGTCACCACGCTATCCACGCTGGCGTCAGGCATTGACGCCAAAACGTCCAAACAGTCGCCGTGCCGCAACGCCACCGTCACGGTTCACCACCCAGCGACGTGACCCTGACCCCTTTGGTGTCGAGCGGCTTGGCGTACAGCGCCGACTGGTTGCCCCACGTCGACACCTCCTCGCCCCAGTGGTCGGCGATGTCGACGGCGGCCAGCAGCCACCCGTCCCGCACCAAGCGTTCGCACGTCGGGACGTCGTCGTGGCCCCTGGTCTCGGGCACCGGGCCGATGGTCGGCCAGTCCCGGCTGCGGAACGTCCAGCCCGACCCGGGCAGCGAGGGGCGCAGCAGGGCGGTGGTGTTGCCTGCGGTGTACCCACCCACCGGCGTCGACCACGGGTAGTCGGGTTCCAACAGGCCTGACAGCAGGATGACCTTGGGGTGCGCTGCGGTCCAGAAGTCGGTGAGCACCTCACGCCAGCCGGGCCGCCAGAACATGTCGTCGCTGGTGAGCACCACTACGTCGCCTCGAGCGGCGCACGCCGAGCCCAGCATGTTCATGCCCCGGCCGCAGGTCGTCACGCCGTCCGGGCTGTCGTAGAGGTGCCCCCCGATGGATTCCACCCATTTGGTGGTGGTGTCGGTGCTGCCGTTGTCCCAGACGATCAGCTCGTCGGCCTCGGCGGCGAGGCTGCGGGCGCACGCCCTGGCCAGTTCGAGCCGGCCGTAGGTGATGGCGTTATAGGTGAGCATTCCGGCCACGATCTTCATGCCTGCCAGTTCTTCCATGAGTGGTTCCAGCGGTGGATGGCGTACGAGTTCGGGAACGCCTCAGCGGCCAGGTGCGGCTCCTCCCACGAGTACGGGTAGAACGCCTCACGGTCCAGCACGGTCACGTCGCTGCGGCCACGCAGCACGTCGGTGGTGAGCCTTGGCCCGGTGTCTGACGGGTTGTCGGACCAGTAGCCGTTGAGTAGCCGGTCCATGCACGCCCGGATGCCTGGGTGGTTGCGGGTGGCGCCGAACATGGCGTCGGTGAGGATGGTGCCGTCCTCGGTGCCGATGAAACAGGCGTTGTCCAACAGGTCGTCGATGGGCAGCTGCGGCTCCATGTCCATGTCGACGTACACGCCGCCCATGCGCCACACGGCCTCGAGGCGCACTAGCCCGGCCAGTTGGGCGCCGGTGGCGCACCGCTCGAACAGCGGCCCCAGTTCCCACTCGTCAGGGTTCAGCGGGTCCCGCCAGGTGGCGTAGCCCCAGCCACGGTGCAGCGCTTTCCATTGCGCCCACCACTCGTCGAACAGTGGCGGCACCTCGAGCGGCACGACCCGGTGCAGGATGCGAGGGATCACAGCGCCGAGGTGTCCACGGGTTGCACGTCGACGTCGGGCACCTCGATGCGCCGGGCCAACTCGTCAAGGATCGGGCGCCAGTGGCTGTCGTACACGGCCCGGTGGTCGTAGGCGAGGGCATGACGCCGGGCGTTATCTGGCCGCCCCTCGCCCTTGTACGCCTCACCCAGCGCCTCGGCGATGGTGTACGGGTTCGGGTAGTGCAGCCACGCCAACTGGGCCTCGTCCCAGAACGGGAACCCGTCGACCAGCCAGCCCGAGCCGACCAGTTCGGGTTGAGCGCTGAAGTCGCTGACGACGACCGGCACGCCGCACGCTTGGGCCTCGATGACCGGGATGCCGAACCCCTCGCCGTACGACGGGGCCATCAGAACGTCGAAGGCGTTGTAGACGGCGGCCATGACGTCGTTGGGCAGGCCGACCCGGTAGGCGTACTGGTCGGTGAAGATGACCTTGTCGTCGGGGATGCCGCACGCTTCTGCCAGGCGCCCCAGCTCCAACCCGTCGGCCATGCCGTAGCGCTCGGTGTGCAGTACCAGCACCGAGTCGGGATGCTTCCGGTGAAACTGGGCGAACCCCAACAGGGCCTGGGGGAACGCTTTGCGAGGCGGGTACATGCCCTTGTTCGCTGCGACCATGCCGACCACGAACACGTCGTCGGGGATGTCGAGCATCTGGCGTGGGGTCACGCCGTTGCACTCGGTGATGCCGGGCCGGAAGATGTCGGTGTCGATGCCGTGCGGGGCGTACATCGGCTCAAGGCCCGACAGTTCCAACT